AGATCTTTAGGAAAACAATGGCCACCAAAACCGTGGCTTCCATCAGGACCGGGTACTGAGAGATGTGAATTGCCAATTCTGTCATCGTATAACGCATATTCTACCACCTTATCATAATCAACATTAATATTGTCACAAACCTGCTTCATCTCATTCGCAAATGAAACCTTTGTTGCTAGAAAACAGTTAATGAAGTACTTTACGGTCTCTGCAACATTGGCTCCTGTCTTAATAATAGGAACCTTTGGAAAGGCACGCCGATACATCGTCTTTACTATCGTTGATGCCGGCCGGGGGCCTCCAACAATAATTCTGTTTTGATTCTTAAAATCATTGAAGCTGTTCGCCTCAGTCAAAAACTCTGGATTAAAAATGACGGTAACATCTGAGTAGCGATTATTTAGCCTATCCGTTGTACCTGGTTCTACCGTTGACTTAATAACGGCAATTACACTCTTATTAAGCCGCTTATTCGCATCATTAATATCACTAATTGCAGTCTCAACAATCCTCGTGTCACATCGGCCATTCTTTTTCATAGGTGTAGGAAGACAAACAAAGATAACATCATCAACCCGATCAACTAGCTCACTAGTATTTTCAACAGTCGATGGTTGAGCTGGATCAATATCCAGCGTCTCAACGTTAAAGGCATGTTGCATCCCTTCACGGATTGCAGATCCTACAAATCCTTGACCAATAATCCCAATAGTTTTTCTCATAATTTCTCCTTATTCTGGACAGTGTGTTGTATTCTTAAAATCACAAAATTTGCATGCATCCCTATTCTTAGGAAAAAATCCTCGCCGAACAGTCGATATCATGCTAGTAACTAATTTATCTGCCTTCTTGGCCGTCTTTGGCCCAACCGACATTTTTAGAAACTGACATGTTTTACCGGGGGTACCTCCCCGCTTAAGTAAAACGAATCCGCAATATACATCTCGAGGATCAACATTTAGTTTTCTACTCCAGTAATTTTTGTATAGTGCAATTTGTGCTAGGGTCAAAAATGAACTTTGCTTATCTCTGTTCCATCCTCGAGCGCCGGCGGTCTTCCAGTCAATAACAAAACACTTTAGCTTGCCGCGGGAATCTTTGACCTTAATAATCGCATCGACAAATCCCTTAAATTTCATTGAGTCATCTTGATACACTGACTCCATCAGGGGATATTCTGCTGCAACGGTCTCCCAACCTGGAAATTCTTTTTCCATAAACTTGGGCAAATCATTTAAGCAATTTGTAGCCCAGTCACACCAGTCATCGATTTTATTATGACGATACTTCCACCCCTGACTGTTGGCCCGGGCGGTCATCTTGTCGATAAACTCCTTAGAATCGAATCCCTTTTCTTCCCATGCTGCCCTTAGATCACGTACAGTTTCGTCAATGATTAGCTCGCGAGTCTTAAGAAAATGCTCACACGCATTATGTACGATTGTTCCGTAGTCTAAGTACGGGGAATCCTCAAACGTCTCTAGCTTATCGATATAAAGAAGCTTATGACGAAAAGGGCACTCTTTCCAGTTCTTAACCTCAGAATAAGAAACGTGTGCTTTGTTGGTGGGAAAATCAGTCATGTATTACTATATGCTAAAGTGATGTTCAGTAATACCGATTGATCACTTCCTCCAGAAACTGTATAAATTCTTTTCAATCTCATAATCAAAGTATTCTACATTTCGATTTGGTTGAGATTGAGCCCAATGATACATTTCTCGAATCGTGGTCTCTAAATCAGTATTGTCGTTAAACCCTAGCAACTCCTTTGCTTTTGTGTGATCTGAATATGCTGAGTGAACTTCATTACGCTTTTCTAGATGTACGATGTCGACATGATTGTTAAATTCAGCAGCTACCTTTTGAACTAATTGACATGCATCATTGATAGTCCAATACTTGTCGGCGCCGATATTGAATGTTTCGCCATGATGATTTTTCATCATTTGCTCGAACGGCTTCATATAGAACTCGATATCGGAAAATGCCCGAGTCTGCGTTCCGTCGCCAAAGATTGTTAGAGACTCATTATTCATTGATTGCCGGATCCAAATGCCAATAACATTCCGATACCGGTCCCAGATATTTTGATAAATGCCAACCACATTATGTGGCCGGACAACCGTATACTCAAGCCCAAACTGATCATGTGCTAGTTTGAGATCCATCTCCACTGCATACTTTGCAATACCATATGGGTCTTCCGGAGCCTGGGGCTGATTCTCAGTAAAGGGAGGATTACCCTCACCGTATACCGCCATTGAAGATGTAAAGATTAGCTTCTTCACCCCTGTATTGACACATGCATTTACAACGTTTGCAGAGCAAACTACGTTATTCATATAATTGAATTTTCGAATATAAGGACTCAAACCCTCTGCGGCATATGCGGCAAAGTGATACACGTAATCCGGACTATGATCTACAAAGACCTTATTGACTGTGTCTGCGTCTAAAAGATCAACTCGATAAAACTCAACTCTTTCATCTACACTAGACTCATATCCACCGGATAGATTATCGATACCGACAACCGTATATCCCTTGTCTAGAAGATGCCTCGAAAAATTTGCGCCCAGTAATCCTGCGACGCCTGTAATCAAAACTGTTGACATTACAACTTCTCCTATTGATTATTATATCACAAATCAATAATACTTACACGAACTCAAGAGTTCAACTTAAAAATCCACGAATTCTCAAAAAATCAGCTTCGCGTTTCTGGAACTTTGCATCGTCATTATGAAATGTGTCTTTTTGCATATCGATAGAATAGTGATATGCAGTAATTGGTTCATAACACCAATTGCCGGCTGCCTTATACAGAACCGGCAGATAGAATGCCTGATCGGCTATTCTTTGAAAGTACTCACCATTTTCATCTCTAAAATTTTCATCTTTGATATCGCGGAAGGGGCCGGCTCTAAACGTTTTCATATGAGAACTTACCCAAGGGTGAAGATAAGGATCTGAGTCTTTTGGAAGGGGGCCACTAATATTATAGTGCGAAAATCCCCATCGCTGCGCAGTCCATAATGCCTGAATTTCTGGGGATTTCTCATACCGCATATTGATCATCGTTAGCGCATCCATATCACATATCCAGTCATCGCCATCGACATGACAGATGATGTCTTCATCATCAGATTCTTCAATTGCGCGCAGAAGGTTCGGTAGCGCATAGCGCTGTGTCTCATTTGAAATAACTGTCAAACGATCTTCAGCCATACTAAATCTAGACTGGAATCTCTCAATTTCAGCTAATGTGCCATCCTCTGAAGCATCATCAACTACGATTATTCTCCAATTAGGGTGTGTCTGGCACCATATAGAATATAGCGACCTCGCTATCTCGAGCTCGGCATTCCGAACAGGCATTATAATGCTGAATTTATTTGCTTTCATCATTATTCATAATTGCTGGACCAGCTAATTCTAGACCGAGGTGAGGGGTGGGCTTCGAAAAATCAACCTTTTCATGAAAAACCCAGCCACCCATTTTTTTGCCAAGCTTCGAAGCTAATGAAGTAATATCTTTATCTGATACTTCAGACCACGGCTTATCAAAAAACATATTATTTTCTGCGGTATCTTCTTGCGGGATGTTATAAAGACTCTGCCAATGTTGGGACCAGTAGTCGCGATATGTTCGAATCTTTCTTTCTAAATCAAACCATGAATAATGATATGTGCCCGGCAGCATCTTAAGGTTGCTACCTAACCAATCTCGATAGGCGCTTAGAGCTTCTTCATCTCCACTCATTGCTGCGACCCGGGCATCATGGGCTTGATGACTATAAAAACTAGCATGTGGAAGGGGCATATGGGTCTCATTATCAATGTAGTCACATCCGTCCGTACCAGGCAATGCATATAGATGACCGTCGACGTCTGTTTGTCTAAACTGTGCAGGAATTCCATGGGTGATATTCGGCTTATTACGAGATACGCGCCACTTCCATGGTGTAACGTCGATTCGAATCTTTTTTGTATCACCCCAATACTCTACAACTGGCAACGATACAATGTCAACCTCATTAGGAAATACGGTCAGGAGACGCGTAATTTTTTCATAATCATCTTCATGAACAACCTCATCAGCATCCTGTTGCCAACAGTACTGCATTGTACATAGTGCACGTGCAGCGGCTTTTTGCATACCATCATAAACTGCAAACCGTGGATGTGACCAGTCACGTTCAACTAATTCTACAGTTAGACGTGGTTCAGTGTCTGCCCAGGTCTTAAGGGCTTCGAGGGTGCCATCCGTGGATCCACCATCAACAACAACAACCTGGTCACAAAATCCAAGCATCGATTCAACTGATTGCTTCCATGGATATTGATTATCAATCGCATTTAATGTAGTCGTATATCCGGACAGCGTTGCCTGATAGCTCATTGCATGCTTAATACCATTCCAGAATCTTTCACGTGCAGCGTAAAGATAAGCCTCGGTATCAAAATTGTCATCAGTATCAAACCATATTTCATTAGCATGCTGAACATTATCATTAATATGTAACTCACACCCTAGCAACTTGGCTTCGATAACCATCCGCGGACATGTATCTGCACCACGTGGCAGATATACAAATCCCTCTGACATACTAAATCTCTGAAGTACTTCTTCATATTCTAAACCGGAAAGTACTTCGAATTCAAGCTTATTCTCTGTACAATAGTCGATAGCATCCTGAGTACCTTTGACCCAACTATCTGATCCTAATACTAGCCAGCCGGTTCTTTCAGCATCACCTGATTGTTCTTTCAATAGCTTGATAGTTGCAAAAAACCTATCATCAAATACAGAACTTAGTACTGTGTTATCTCTCTCAGCCAAGAATGGGAATAGCGCATGATACGTGTCCATCTGGGCCTCTGACATCCACCAGATGCTTTTAGCACCATACATTAATGTGGATATCATTTTACCATGAATGTCCTCATGACAGTCACATGGTACATTACCTAAAGCAACATGCTTTTCCGGAGATCGATACTTACAATACTTGAAGTCATATTCAATAATTGAGTAATTAAGATTAGCAACAATCGACGGAATTAACTGAAGATTCATCGATGCATAATTTGTAAAGATCCAATGCTTGGCCTGACCCTGCTCAAGCAATTCGACCGTTACGTGGCGTGCATGTAAATTAAATACATTAAAAGGACTACTATCAATTAATGCCTCAGAGGTAAGTTCAGCTCCACCTATTAGTTCTGAGGAAAAATAATCTGAGACAAAAATAATGTCACAGTCCTGAGGAATTGTGACAGTTGCTTTTTTACTTGATGTTTGATCAAACGGACTACTGAACATTGGGTTAAACTCCTAAACTTACCAGCTTAGTTAGAATTTACCCTTAGAATTTTTTTTGTACAACACCATATACATTTTACAGAGAACAGCTACTATAGATCAGGATCTGAATCTGGATACTGTAAATCAGCTACTAAGTTATCAGCTTCTTAGTATTCTTTATTTACTTTATTCTATCTAAACCAGATCTAGATTAGATGCCAATTGGTCCCGTCTGTGTACACAGTAATGCTATCATAGTCATTAATTAATTGAACTGGGGCTGCCATACTATAATTATCGATAGTATCATCATACCATGGCATGATCATAATCGTATGTCCCGCAGCATGTGCTGTAGCAGCATTACCTTCTTCATCTTTAAAGATAAATTGTTGAGCACCGTAGAGGGCCCAATGATCAGCCGGTGGCAGCATAATAACTATTGGGCCGGTATTGTCAGATCTAATTGGAATAATCTGTGGCCAACGTTTCATAGTAGCGTCATACATGGCTAACAATTGTGTCGGCACTGTTGGATCTGGTGTTTCAGTAACGGGTGTTGCCCGTACGGGGGTGAATGCATATTCTTTCGTGACCAGATCCGTTGAGGCAATAGGTGTATATCCCTCTGCCGTACTTAGGCCTGACCAGGATCCAGCTTTAGTCGACCAACCAGGCCCTGTGGTATCATCAAACATGATGTACGCAAAAACTTCACCAACCACATGTGGTTGTGTTTCACCCGGGCCCCCTACGTGCATTGAATGATCATAATTTGGAAGATATCGGTGCTCTATGATGCCACCAGGTGAGGAAGGGCTCGACACATCTAGCATATTAACGTCCCCGACGGTGGCCACCTGGAAATTATTAATTGCTGTTTCTATTTCTACTGCAGTAACTGCAACATCAGATGTATCCATATGGATAGTATAAATATCCATCGGCCTAGATTCTGCCGGCATACCGACGTCTCTGTTGGCCCGCTCGAATGTAACACTTACCGGTGCCCCGTATACAGCCGCGGCAAATTCAATTCGTACTCCGGCTGCATCGATTACATTTGCATTTGTGGATATTGTGAATGTATCACCGTCTGTACCACCACTAGTTACGCCACCGGGATCAATTTGGGTAACTACGTTATCGGCATGCATTGTGCTGTCCGTTAACACTGCCCACCAGTCGTAGGAGACACCATTAACCGCATCCAAGATGTCTTGTACGTCAGTCAAGCCGGTGTCATATGCATATTCAATACTTAATATTTTAGCTACGTCATCCCATGATACGTTAACACCATATGCTACGCCCGGGCTGGAAACGGTCGTGACTGTCACGGTTACGCCATTTCCGTTTGTACCGAGAGGAGTTTCAGCAACGTAAAATAATTGTATAGTGTCCCCTGCACCACCGCTTCCAGTTAGATCAACAGTTTCATAATGTGCCGGCATTGCATCATAAGTGAAACTGGCACTCCCGGGAGCCACGTGTTTCTTTGTTATTTCTAATACACCGGCTGCCGGCTGCTCCATACCTCCGACCATCATTCCTATCTTACCAGCGATCGCTTCGACTTCACCCCCGGGCGTCCCGGGTACCGGTGTTTCATAGTCAGCGTTGACCATGGTCATAGTATCTAAGGCAATAAGATTCCGAGCCGGCATCCAGTTGACACCATCAATACATTTTAGTATATTACCGGTTGCTAAGCCAGCAGTATCTGTATCTGTGAGACCAGCTAGCGTACTAACCGGTGTTGAGTGTGTCCACCCTCCAGATCCTCCTCCGGCTGATGCATCGAACATAAGTGAATCGCCATTTGCCGGTCCTGGTAAGGAAACGTCGCTTAGATCACTTAGTGTGGATGCTGTGTCGACTGTGACAGTCGCAACTCCCCCAACATCGGTTACTGTAACCGCTGATCCTTCGAAATTCAGGACTTCCATTGCAGTTACTACATCAGTACCTTCTTCTTGGATTGTGACAGTTGTATCTGTTCCAGTCGCATCGGCTTCTGGATACCATCCAGGATCACCCCCCAGTACTGTACTACCTAAATTCCCCCCTGTCGGTGCCGTTGAAAAAGTTGAACCACAGAAGGATCCACATGTTGTAGTTACAACTGCATTTATTGCATGGCTAGCCCATGCACTAGTGACATCAGATCCAGCAACAGTCGGCCAATTAGCAGATATTGCAATGACACCCGGCGTCGACGCATCAATAGCGACTGTGCCCGGGCTCATGGTGGCGTCTTGTATCGGATTAACAAAGGTACTGTTATGGAAAGATCCGATAGTTACTACGTCGAATTGAATCACGGCATCACTAGATACATCCATCATTACAAATTTCGCGTGAGCACCAGCATTATACTTAAGAATATTGCCGGTCGCAGGTGCCGCGGCATATACATCACCGATATCATCAACTGTTGATATTCCACCTACCGTAACATGCACGCCTCCGCCGTCGACAACGGCTTCTATTCCAGCACCTTGAAAATTGATATAGGCCGGTGAGTTATCAATTGGTATACCTTCATCTTGGATCATGATTGCGGTGCCACCACCGCCACCGCCGCCGTCATTCGAATCATCAGATACAAACCAGACATTTGCTTCATTACTCCACCTGATCGATCCACCCTCAGCAGTAGTGTCGATCCCTCCAGTAAAAGCGTATAGATTATTATTCGCGCCGGCACTGGGTGAGTCGGGATCACCACATACTGTACCCGGGCCTGTCGTTGGGTCTCCATCACAATCATCGACATGGGGCTCAGCACACAACTGTGTGCCATCGTTATCGGCACTTACGTGGACATCTTTCTCTTCGGTAGTCCACGTCTTGGCCATTACCGCATTTCTAATATCTAATAGTGTGGGCCCGTATGGCTCTGCTCCGGTATTAGGCATATACGTAATTTCCAGGCCAGCGCCACTTGGGCCTGTATTATCCCATGTAACCTCGACACCATCAGGATCGGGTACACCATTCTCATAGACTACATCATGAGTAATCTTAATCGGTACATTATTGCCAATTGCTCCTACTGCGCCGACGTAGGTGAATGATATTGTATCATCCGAAGTGGTGCCGAATTGACCGGTCCATCTAGCCATCTGATCGGTACGTACGTCTAATATATCACCTAAGTGGAGTCCAACGGTGGCACCCCAGCTATTGGGATCACCCTGCACATCAACTGTTACGATATCAGCGGGATGTATCCCGGTCTTCAGCTTAAGACGATCCGGTGAACTACCATCGATTATGTATTCATCTGACTTTATTCTTTGGCCGTTAACGAAGACTTGTAACTTATTTTTATAACTGTCCGCCCCGATACCTGCAGGGTCCGCAGACACATCCGGGTCATCACCAAGGCCGCTCCATGGATGGATTATAGCGCCAGGAAATTGAATACTATCAAGTGCAGGAATTGGTGGATCAGCTTCCCCTACTACATGTGAGTACGTTGCAGCAGGATATTCAAAGTGTAGCACGTGCGGCGCGCTAATCGTCGACGTATTAATAATATTAGAGGTATAAAGCGTACCAGAAATTACAACATCTCCGCCAAAGCATGCAGCACCACGGATACCACTTCCCAGCGGGGCAGCAGCAGTAGCTGCGCAGTCCCTAGAACCAGAAACGAAGAAGTTTACGTCCGAGAAATATTTTGGATCGGCAGCTGTGGCATCGCCCAACGTTGTAGTGCCTGATAAAATGAGAACCTGTAGATCTTTTCTATGGGTGGCACCACGGATTTTCAAGGGTGTCAATGTACCTGCATCAGCTGTCCCTGGGATTACCGGATTATTAGGATCATCACGATAATGCCCGAGGTTAGTCTCTATATCATTCCCCATTGCATCAATAACGTTACCATAGTGCTGTGTTGCAAAGACAATGTCTCCACCCATCCGGCCATTTTGAATTATGCTATCAACAATATCATCTGCCTGGAATCCTGAGCGGGTGATAGCAGCAACGCTCAGAGCCGGAGTTGATGCAACCAACGCTGCATATTCATTTTCCATGTTATCGTCGCCGGCCGGCCCATGCGAAGCTGCCTTGGCTAGCCAGTACTGAGAGTCAAAAGAGAACTCGAGGCGATCGATCGGCTGGGAGTTTGTTATTGCTGGGTTTGAAGCTGGATCTTGATTTTCAAACTGAGAGCCTTCAATCTTAATATCGATGTCCTGTCCTTCAAGCCTGGCCACATGGAGTTTTGAGTCCGGACGTGATGTGCCTATCCCAACAAGATTTGAAGAATCCTTAAGGACTACCTCATCCCCACCGGCAATACCATCTGTGTCATTCCAGTTCCATGCATTATTTTCGTCTAATTCTCTAAGTCCATGGTTCAAGTCATCAATTGCATGACCGACAGGAGTATCTCCATCCCAACCTTGAATCAGCACATTCGGCGTGTTGACGTTTGTATCATGATCTGTGTATACAGGGACTATATAGCCATTATCATAGGGAATGCCCGGGACATCGGCCGCATCATCACCCATCTCCGTACCATCTGGCCATTGTGCACCACCGGACTCGTCTGAGTTATAATACCGGCTATCCCTGTCCTGGCCCAATCGACCTAACACAGACTCAGTGTACATGATATGACCATCCCGGCCGGCTACTAATACCTTAGGTTGAATACATGCGTCTCCAGGAGTAGTAGGGTGATAATTTGTATTGTCTTCTTTTAGACCGTGGATCCGAAGCGGGTGGTTAGCGGTGGTACCGCCGACGCTCCACTGCCCATCATCTGCACCGGAAGGCTGGTGTGCTAGTGGCCAAAAGATCGGGTACGTAGGAGGAGTTGTTCCAGCTTGATCATGGGGTGCATATGAAACAATATTCAACTGCGCAGGATTTAGAACTGTCGAGGCCGATGCCGGCAAAGAAATTCCGCCGGTTAAAATCGAAGTTGGGGCAATATCGATACCTCCTTGATCAAATATTTTAATTCCATTTCCACTTTGGTCTGTTAATAGAAGCCCGTCACCATCGAAAGCCTGTGCTTGATCTTGCCGGACTATACCACCAGTATTATCAGTACCCCAAACCCGGATGATACCGGTCGATGGATCTAAAATAATATCACCGACATTTGTTTCAACCTTTAATTCATACTCACCGTCAGATCCGAGATCGGAAATCTCAAAAGAAGCATACTGTGCTGAGCCTTCTCTTTCAATTCGAAATTGTGGTACCGCATCATCTGTCACTTGAAGTTTGGCATGATTAGGGGCATTATTACCAATGCCGACGCTGCCTTCAAAAATTGCACCATCTGTCGGTCCAGCGGAGGTGCCGGCATATGTCCCGCCTGATCCAACAGCTAAACTACCAAAAACATCAAGCTTATTTTCCGGAGTATTTGTTCCGATACCTACATTTTGATTTCCGTGTAATATTGTCACCGCGGTATCGGTACTGAGATCGTCATTAGGAGCTATCTTAAATGAGTCGCTGTGATCATGAACACCCACCCCCCAAGCCACGGTACCATCACCGGTAATGTCGAATTGAAGTAGTGCATCATTGGTGGGGCTAGTCCCGCGAGACTGCAGTTGTAGAATCGCTCGCTCCTCGGGCACGCCGGCAATCCTGACCCGGTTTTCGTAGGTGGATTGTAGAAGAATATTAAGATCACCAGTTACAGATCCATACCCATCATAGGCCGTGCCGATTTCGAAATCAGCATAATGTGTAGCGTCAGTACCATCCGTCTTTTCATAAGACATACGCAATGTCGCTTCAGTGGTTGAGTCTTGAATAATCTCTAATTGTGCATCCGGATCTTCTGTACCTATTCCCACATCACCGTCGTTAGCAATTGTAAAAGCAGGATTTGTATCATCATCGGTATAGAAGTTCATCCGAGCCGGTGAAGTACTGGGACTTGACCAGCTATCAGCTGCTTCAACTTCAATCTTGGCTGCAGTAGCTGAGAAGCCGCTGACTGTTTCAGTCGCTGTGAACTTAAGGGAGTGAAGGGCCCCGGGAACCTCAAGGCCCCCTGCAACCCACACATTTGATGTATCTGTAAGATCATCTCCCGTAATATGAAGACGATGTGTACCAAAGTCGATATCCCCGCCTTCCGTATATAACGTGCCTGAAACTACAACATCACCACCGAATGCAGCGACTGACTTTTGTTGTCCAGGAAATGCAGCATCTTCAATATCGGCAAAGTCTCCAGTTGCTCCTGCAAAGTTTGATTTAGCTCCTGGTCGGCCCCACACATAAAATGCAACATCATCGTGTTGGTTGCTAGCATCGCTTAAGGGATTTGAATGATCCGAAAGTGGGTGCCCGATTTCGTCATCCGCGTGCAGCAAGAATGTAACCTGCTCGTTTCCTTGGTTCAGCCAGTCCCCATCAGAGCGGACAGTTGATCGGTTATTATCATTTCTGACCTGCCGGCGTCTCACATCTAGTGATGCAGAGGGAATAGCTGTATTGATACCTACCTGCTCGTATACTGAGTCAACATTGAAGATAACACTACTGTTTGCTAGTGTGTCGCCTGGGTTGAAGGATAGGAATGCTGCGCCGGCCTCAATGGCATCATTGCGATTCGCAAAGACAGCACCGGAAGCTTGGCTAATTGCTGCATTGAGTTGTTCAATAGTATAATATACAATAGGATCAACCAGCGTACCGGAGTCATCTCGTAAATCATTTAATGCTATACCCGTCGTCCCATCAAAGGCTGTATTAGTAGTTGTTAAATTGAGTACGGTACCATCTGCGTCAGGGATACCAACAACACCGTCAGTAAAAACATGATCATAGTCACCGGCCACAGAAGGTGTCCATGTGAACTCAATTGCATCCCCAAAGAATGCTACCTTCGGTGCTATTGTAACAATGGTGTCATCTACAGTGACTGTCATATTATCACTTAGCACGGTGGTTGCTATAATGGCAGCACCAATCTCCGCAGCCTGACCGGACGGATCTCCAACGACAATAAGGAATTGACCACTCGACGTCGAAACAGCATCAGCTACCAGCTCGGTACCATTAATGTCAATCTTATCACTCACTATAAAATTATCACTACCTACTTTAATAGTTGCGTCTGATGAATGTATCGCGCTTAGTGTCTTGTTGACATACGGTCCACCTTTAGCATACAGGGCCCACTGGGCTTCTGTGCAGGCAATATAACCAGAGACCGGTGACCCATCTCCATCTGGATCAGCGGTTGTTGCAGACCCATTTACTCGACCGGCAGTTGCTGTACCAAACTGATCTCCGTTAGTTAGTTCCACCGATGCTAACGCAACCAGATCATCGTGATCACTAGTGCTGATCGGCGTGGTTGTGTCGCCCCCATCAACCAGTAAAGAGATCACTACTTCACTCGACTCCGGCCCGACAGCAACGATATCAGCAATGCTTGTAGCACCATCCTCAATTGTAACCAATAGAAAATCCCCAGCCATTTCCTCCGTTGTCCCGGCCCCTGCGAGGAAGTTAATACGTACATCATCTCCTGCCACTCCGGCATATCCTGTACCGGCGGTGAACCTTATTGTTGAACTACCAATGACAACATCGGCGTAGGCAGGGGCCTCGAAAAATCCGGTGTGACCTGCTTCTTCTGCAGTCATAACACCGGTATCGGTTATCCACATTTTTGGATTAGCATGTGAGCCCAAGTGTGTAAGCATTGCCGCCTCACCACTCAACCATAGATCCGGATACTGTATATCTTCTCTGTAGCCCGGGCTTCTAAATTGGACAAAGTTAATATCTCTATTGTAGTCCTGAGCCCTCAGGTTTCCGGAAACAAACAGTTGACCTTCATGTGATAAGTCGACTTCAATGACTTGTCGTTCTGCGAACAGTGTACCAGAAACGACAACATCACCGCCAAAAAGAACGACGCCGTGATCGGACCGTCTTTCCATCTCACTTAGATCTAACTCGCCATCGCCATCATGATCCATATGAGTGGTACCTTGAGCACCTGAAATAAAGAGCCAGACGTCCTGGCCTACTTTGAGACCAGAGCCTCCGACCACCTGGCCATCGTCATTATACTTGACATCGTTTAACAGGGTCGGAGGAATAATTCCCTCGAACGCACCGTCGATATACTCTGTTGCCCCTGTGGATGTATCAACTTCCAGCGTATCCCGCGGGTAAATCATCAAGCGGAGATGGGGTAATTGTTCATCCCAGTCAGAAGACTCCGGATCAATAATTCCTCCGGAAGCAATCAGGTGTGAAGATCTAATTTGCTTGGCAAAAAAGTCTTTAGGTCTATTTTCGAACGCCATTTACTTTAACTCCTAGTCTCGCCACTTTCCGATAGCGTGCAAGTGAACATACATTCCTGGAACATACGCATTGATCGAAAAATCGATCTCTTTTACTGATACTGATATTATGTGTACGCTGGCATTGCCTAACGGCACACCGGTTGGGCTCATACATGTCGCTACCACATGAGGGGGTGAAGAAAAGTATGACTTCCACTTATGCTGGGTTCGATATTTCCCAGACATATTAACAGTATCGACTTCTATAGCCCACTCAGGTACAGTCAACTTTGTATCTACTAGTCCCATGATATCCCTAACAGTCCGAACACTCGATCCATATTGCATGCCATACCACCTTTCCATAATATGGGTTCGTTACACTAACATCGGCTCCCTTATGGGAAACATTGAATATTGTAACGTTAACTGCATGTTCAGGATCCAATGATGTTGCAGTAATGATAGGTGGGTTCTCTGGTGGTGCAGGAAAGGCTTCTGCAAACGTAAATGATAGATAGGTTTCACCCTCGAAATCAACCTCTCCTACTTCCATCTGGAAGTCAACAGGGCTAGCATATTCCCATCTAGGGGTACGCTTAACGAATGGGTAAATCTTCTTATATCTATTACGATCTCTTTTTGTAAATCTAGTATGAGCCACTACGAACCTCCCAATACTTTAGTAAATATTGGGCGATTAGAATAAAGTCCGGCGAAACTAAAGAATCTTAGACGCTAATGTCGCAATTTTTGACCTTTGTCCTCGACTTAGCTTCACATGACCAGCTAGCGGCGAGTCTTTAAACTTTTCTACCGCGATCGTTAGGCCGTTAGATTTCTTATCAATATAGGGTGTATCAACCTGGTCGGTGTCTCCAAGTAATACTACCTTTGAGCCCTTTCCTATTCGAGTAATAATCGTCTTAAGCTCATGGATTGTTGCATTCTGAGCTTCGTCAACAATAAGGAATGAGTCATTAAATGTTCTTCCCCTGATATACGATAACGGCGCAATATCAATTTGGCCCTTATGCATCATTGCCTCAAAGTATGTTAGGTCACCAAATGCATGTCTAAAGTTGTCGATAATTGGCGCTAGCCATGGCGCCATTTTTTCATCCATGTCACCGGGTAAATAACCTAAATCGCGACCCACCGGTTGAATTGATCGTGTAAATACAATTCTCTTATAGTTTTCATGATTGAGATTACCCATCGCCGCCATAAGTGCTAAGAAAGTTTTTCCGGATCCAGCTAAGCCAGTGAGACTAACTAACTGGATATCTGGATCATTCAATAATTGCAGCGCAAATTTTTGCTCTTTATTTCGCGGCTTGACACCCACAAAAGAATCAGACTCACTTTCAACAAGCTTTTTAATTGTACCGTTTTGATACATTCCTAGCATTGATCCACCTGATGGGCCCTTTCCAATCAAAAACTGATTTTCATATAGTTCCTGAGTTAACTCAAGATCCTTAACATCCAGGTACCCTTCATCAAAAAACCGATCAAGCATTTCATCACTTAATGTCACCGTTGACTCACCGGTATAGGCATTTGCGTCTGAGATGCTGAGGTGATCTTTATAGTAATCCTCCGCGGCAAGGCCCAGGGCATCTGACTTAACCCTAAGATTAATGTCCTTTGTAATGACCTTAACGGTTTTGTTGGCATGCTTCTTATTTAGGAAAAGTGCAGTAGCCAATATCTTATTATCTGCATAATTTCGATTCAACCCATCAGGTACCGTTATATCAGAATCAGATTCTATTTCTACCCGAATGGATTGATTACCTTCTTCTAACATTATTTTTTGGTGTAGGCTACCATTTTCTCGAAGTGTGTCAAGAAAACGATTGACATATCTTGCATTTTCGCCTAACAACCCAGGTTTTTCTTTAAACCGATCCAGTTCATCTAATACCGTAAGTGGAATTACGACATCATTTCCTGGGAAAGAGTGAATGGCAGCTTTATCATAAAGTAGTACTGACGTGTCTATTACTAGTAGTTTGCGTTTACTCATCAACTGTGCTCCTGGAGTTCTAAAATATCCATTCCCCGCTTATTGATTATAGTATAAGTATGAACGTACATGTAACATGTTCCTATCGACGGGGTTAACTGTGGCAAAAAAGAAAGATAATGACTTGGTCTTAATAGGCACGACATGTCATAATGAACACGAAAAGTACAAAGTACCATGCAAAAAAGAAGAATGCCGTTATTGGCACTCTTCTGAAAAATATCAAAACTGTATTCAAATAGCAGCTAGGGATGGAGAAAAAACGCTCCAAGATATTGGCGATATGTTTGGCGTAACTCGTATGAGAATATGCCAAATAGAAAAATTAATTTTCAAGAAGCTATTGAATAAATCAGACCTTAAGCTTTAGTTCATTCCGCCGAACATCGTTAGCGCAATTAACCCTGGAATTCTATCATTAAGATAAATTCCGGAGAAAAGTGTATTTGTGCGTCCACCAACATATGTTGTTGCTGCTTCAAGCTTATTGCTTACGTCCGGGTCAGATGCCATGCTAGATGTTACCAATAATAATAGCACCCCGGTTTCAGGATTGCCTGTGGGGGCAGGGCATGCCGATCCCCTTATACACCCTTGGAATACTGTCGATCCGAGGTCACGACCACTCGTATCCTTCACTATAGTACTACCCATAAATATACGGCCCGGTGTACGCAGGCATCTCTCAAGATCATTAGAGTCGAATGCAGATATATCTGAACTTTGGTCTGCTAACTTAAGTACCTGGTGCACCAATTTTGCGAACTGGCCGTTGGCGGCTGGGTACATGTTTAGCATCCCGACCTTCCCACGGAGCAGCTGTAGTTGTCTTTCATTGTCTAATACAATATGGGGGTGACTACTAACATCCGCCATGGCACTTTCATAATTTTCTTTAATCGAAGGATTCAAAAGTTCCTGTGCCGAAGGCTTTGTCACAACGTATACGACAGCGCCTTCCGCCTCGAGAGATCTAAGATACCGATCAAACGCTCCATGGAGTGAATGACATGCAGACCCAGTCCCGCCTCCACCACCGGCAAAAACAAATAGCCAATCTAGCTTTCCGAACCTTGATCTTAGCGCATCTTCAACCAGCGCACTGTTTTCACTAAGGATCTTTTTTCCCAAGTTGACATCTTTTCCGACGCCATCGGCTCCCGGGATCTGTAAAAAGTGATTAGGATCCAAACCACCTGGTTGATCCTTGGCTGTAGTATTGACCAACAATGTCTTATTAAACCCTAAGTCTAAAAATGACTTTGCCAGCTTTCCGCCGCCACCACCGACGCCTACGAAACCGACATTCAGCGCTGAGGCTGCTGTATTTTCTGGTAATAGGCGCTCATCGACAAATCCAGTATCTTCGTCTAGACCAGATACAAACCCCCAATCATCATCTTGAGGATTGATATATGTATCATCCTGAGGTTGTTCGTCTTCTTTTTTGTTACTCATCTTGTTTCCTCTTTTTCTAAACTTTTGGATATTCCCAAGTGTACTTCCCATTATAATTCTCCTGGTGGAGGCGGCGGGAGTCGAACCCGCGTCCGAAACAATTCTAAAATCAGGTCATTCACAAGTTTGTCTGGACTTTTTCGGTGTCCAGAATTCCTATCCACAAATTTCCCGTTTCCTATGTGGCCTTGGAAGTCCACCTGCTATAGCAGGGTACCATTTTGGTCTTGTTATTTTCGGTGGGACCAACCACTTATCCGATATTGGAAAACAAGGTCATCGGAAACCCCGCGATTATGCAGCTAGTGCGTAATCGTATGCAACGTTATCGTTAGCAATTATAGTTTGAAACACTGTCAAGCCATGTGTTACAGTTGGCTACTTGCACCTTCATCCTTCATTACCCCGTCGAGACCGTTTCGCCCCCATGGTTAATTATTAATCTGCACTCTTGTTCTTTTCCTCTTCGATAGTTAACTTTACTAAACTGGCTGCTTCTTTCTTAAGCTGTCTAAGACCGCGACGTGCACGAACACCGGCGGACCGATTTCCGTTGGCATTCTTATGTACATCGAGCTCAAGGCTTTCAACCAATACCTTGATGTTATTCCAGCTATCAACAATTGTGTTACTCATGTTTTTCCTCTCTAAGTCTCTATGACACTCTTAATTGGTTCTTCTAATCCCTCTATGTAAGTCTTTATACACTGGGAAATATTTTTCATTGCATCTACATTCTCTAATTCAAGTGATAATAAGTATGCGATTCGAAGGATTTGTTGCTGCGAGACTCCAAAGTTAAGGATCTCCGCGACGATCTCCCTAGACTTTTGGCTATCACTAGCTTTCTTTTCGAAATCAGTTTGTCCAAACTTGGCAATACTCATTTTTGTTCTCCATTAATGTAGTTTTCCACTATAAACGTTTCAATGTTAAACTCCTTAGGACCCTTGATCATTAATAACTTTCCTTGTGTTTCATCTTCTAAAACATCCCTTGTCAAAATGACCGCGGTACCCCACACTTTATTTTGCAAAACGAACTGTGTGTGTTCCCATGTGGGAAGATCTACATCATAGTTCTCTAATACTCCCCGAATATCTTCCGGTATAGTATATATGACGTCATCTATTGTACTTACTGAATTCAGTTCGTCTTTGCCGGCTATAATTTCAGACTTACATAAGTCGTATATTTTGTGTACTACACTGCAATTATTACATTGTACGTACTTTGGCGATACAGTGTCACTATCATCGATTGTAGAAAAAACAACAAATTGATGAAACACTGGATCTGGCCGATTTCGATATTGAGGCAAAATACAATGACATTGGATTAAGTGCTTAAATCCTTGCATCTAGTAATCTCTACTTGGTGGTCTTCTTTTTTGTCTTTGGATCGGCAATTTTTAGCAGTTGACTATGTGCTACATCTAAATTAGCATCAACTGTAGATCTAAAAATATTAGTGACAGTATGAAGTGCATTCTCATCTAATGTTAGCGTGCCGTTCGCTATAGCGGTATTTAGGGTCTGCACCATATTAACTTTCGTTACAGACGCCAGGTCCTTAAGGGTGTTAAATAATGTCGCTTCAAAATTAGGCATAATATATCTCCTTGCTTACCAAGAATATCATACCCACGTGCGTGAGTAAACAGTTATCCCTTATTTCGCATGCTTATCCGCAACCCACGCAGCCCATGAATCTGGCTTAACAATACACCGAAATCCCATTGACTGTACAAAGTTTTGTATTGACTTGACATATTTGAAGCTTTTGTTGACTGGGTTTGGGCTAAGGTCTGCATGAATGGTAATATCATTGATTGCTAGACTTTCCCTAACGTGATTAGCCACCAGCAATGCTAGCTCAGACTCATGTTGCAGTCGCTGCCCTAGATTCTTATATGCTTTATTGTTCGACTTTTTTCGTATTACGTAATAAACGGCCCCCCGGCCGGGTAAATATAAGCAAATTGTAACTGCAAATACTACATAGTCATAATATGGTTGGGAGTCGCCCCCAACATGTACCTCGTGGGTATGCCTTTGCGCCGCAACATTTTTCAACACATCAGAAAATTGAATATTATTGCCTGATCCATCAAACCATGATGCTGTATTTAAGTTCATCAAATCCACCCATCAAAATCATTGATCTAATACTAAATACACCGTTGAAGACAATATTGAGCTAGCTATTTCTTCCCCGACCTTACACCCTAAGATTAAGCTCTGAGCCGGTAGCTGCTGGTAACCACTGTCAAGAAAAGATTGCATTATACTCCGTATGCTTTTATCCTGTAATTGTCTTACAGCATTCTCTAACTGTACAATTCCATGAGCAGACATTTCTCTAAACAACTTGATGCCATGATCAATTCTACTGAAATATAGACCGCGGTTTTTTTGATGACTATCTACTTTGAAATGTACACATACAGATGATAGTGATTTTGTCCGCTTATCAAGTAGCTCTTTTTTACTCTGGATTGCTGATTCTTTTTGATCTAGAATCTGTGATAAATGATATCGTACATTATGTTCTGCCACCGGATTTGAAATAATAAGCTTATTAGATAGTGTAACTTTTTCGACCGTAGCAATGTCGACAGGGTCTATAGAAGAGATTAGTTCTCCTTTAATGCTTGAAATGACATCCGTGTTACATGTAACAGCTATGTCCACTAATGCATTGACACCCTCTAGATCATAAGGCACAGCTATGGGCAAGACGTTAAGTGTTTGCCTGTTATAGTTCGATATCAGCGTGCCTAATACTTCTTCTCCAAATCCTCGAGCAATAATGATTCCGGGCCATTTTTCTTCGAAAAAATATTGTAACACATGGTGAATTTCTGAGACTGTCTCTATTGTTCCGTCAATTATTAGACACTTTACACCGGATTCCTTCCAGATCTGTGTCTTAGTATTGACTATAAACTCTGGGTTTATTCCGTATGGAAACGTATACCCATTTAATAGCTCAATGCATGTTGCCGCAGCATATTCTTTGTCAACAAAGATCTGGCCACTATGCCCTGCTAATTGGTATGCTTGCATGACCATAGAAGTTACACATGGGTCACCTAAGTACATACCCATGGTTTCCCCTATGGTATTAATGTTGGTATGCCTAGACATGCTAGAAAACATGTGTAAGCTATCTGTGATGTCCGGTTGTTCTATCGGTACATTGAGATGATGTTTAAAGATCTGATCTTTTATAAGCTGGATACAAGTTAGGCCGGCGATCAATCCGGACATCCCGGAGTTTCTTTCAAGCTTGATAACTGATTCGAGCAATATATTTCTAATGCACAGCTCAATGCCTTTAACATTTTTAGACTGCAATATATGTCGAAAGTCAGATGCAGCTAACGTAATAAGATCATGGGGTGCAGCTAAGTATGCATTCTTACGTAGCGATTTTAAGAGATCTTTTTCTATCTCACTTACAAATGAGTTAACTTGATCTAAGACATGTTTTTGTTTCTGGACAGAGACAAAATTAGTGGTTGTATCCGCCGTTATCGCTACCATCATCATCTCCTGGATTAAACCGTCCGCCCATAATAGAAGTATACTGTGCAGCTGCTTGATACTGATTTGCTTTTACTAATTGATCAATAACGTTATCAACACGCTGTTCTGATCTTACACGTCGCTCTTCTTCTCTATCTTTTCGCTCATCTTCTTTATTTTTAGAATTAATATTGAGTGATGCGCGCATGACAGCACTAGCAATTGATAGGCAAACGATTGTTAATGCCAATGAGCCCGGGCTAAAAACACATAATGCACAGCCGGCGACTAGCAAAAATTCTGGATATCCGATCGTGATATTTTTCATAACACACCTCCGGTAGTTAAACTATAGCTATAGTATAATTAACAGAGAGAATGTTTAGCTGTCACGCCAGAGATTATTGCTAGCGAAGATTAAGATCTCTTCAGCGGAATCTGCATTATAACCATACTCATTCATCATAACCTCAACCATTTCGTTATGTTTCTTTTTCTGATCATCGTCCCTAGTCTTCGACTTAGTTACAATTCGAGCCATGTCTTTGACAGATCCAATTAGATAACCTTCAATTGCCTCTTTAAGAGGTTCATAGCTTTGATAGTTAACCTTCTCTCCCCGCCGGAGGCTGGCAAACATGTATGCAGTAACATCGCTTCGAAATCCATCCCGGGCTGATCCGACGATACCGATTTGTTCTTCAATCGATCTCATGAATTCTTCATCAGGCTCACGAACTTCTTTAGTAATCTTATCTTTGATCTTTTGGCGCGTGGTGAAAGCTTCTGCATTATCTAGATAATTGTCAAATAATGACTGGGCTTGTTCCTCATACGCAGTAATGAAAGCTTTTGCAATCTCGGTTTCCAAAATACTAAGATACTCTTCTCTAACAACCTTCTGGATCAATTCGAGGCAATAAACTCTAAATTCTTCATTCACCAATTGCTCTTTGACTTGCTTGGTAAGGGAATTAATAATTGAAACAGGCGTAATCATATTCTTTTCGGCATCTGCCAATGCATTATCAACTGCCTTCATAATAAATCGTGTTGAGATGCCATTCATTCCCTCATCTCGAGATTCTTCACGAAGATCTTTAATGTCAATTTTCTTAACCCTGCCTTTCTCTATAACATCCTCGCCATTATAGATTTTCATCTTGGTTAGAATATCACATTTTTGGGAAGGCTTAAGCCGTGACATCACAGAAAACATTGATGCGACCCTGATAGTATGTGGGGCAATGTGGGCGTCGAAGTCCGACCGGGCCAATTGCTTTTCATAAATTTTGATTTCTTGATCAAGCTCGAGTACATAGGGAACATTAATTTTCACAACTCGGTCTAAAATTGCTTCATTAGTATGCTGGGCCCTAAATCGATTCCATTCAGCCTCATTACAATGCGCTAAAATAACACCATCAAAGAATATCATGTCACTTCTACCGGGGGATGGTACCCGCTTTTCCTGCGTTGCAGTAATAATTGTATGTAGAAACTCAATTTCATTCTTGAATAACTCAATAAATTCAACTAAGCCACGATTACCAACGTTAAAAGCACCATTTAGTGATAGAACCCGCGGATCGTCTTCTGGATATAGATCTAACTTTGATATATCCTCTGAGCCAATAAGGACACTAGTATCCTGGCTATTTGCGTCCATCGGCGGCACCGCAGCTACACCCCTACGTGCGCGCTGAGAAAATGTTGTTTCAACCACAGGGAAGGTTTCATATTTTCCTGAATACTCTTCCAGCAATCGGTGGCGCGCCACGGGGCTAATGTCACCCTCAATCCGGATTCCTAAAATATCTTCGAACTCCCCGCGGAGACTTCTGGGTATTAATTGTAGAGGTTCACCACGTTGCGGGTCATCCTTAAGATGATAATACGAAATTCCCTCGAGGGCTCTTTTAATATGTTCTGTTAGCGCAGACTTTCCTGCGCCCACAGGGCCCATCAATAATAACACCTGTCGGCTCTCTTCACCCTTAAGGGCTGCCGACTTAAGATACCGCATTATCTTGTATATTACTTTTTCCATTCCGAAAAATTCATTATTGAAATACTCATATATCTTTATGTTATCGCCACCGAAGAGCTTATGTTTTCTAGAGTCGTCGTCCGACATCTCGGAAATACCATGAGCCTCTAGGGCATCGCATAGTCTCTTATGAGATAACTTTGCAATATCCGGATTAGATCGCACCAACTCAAGATACTCCAGAAAAGATCCTTCAAACTTTTCCTTCTTTGACTTAAGCCGTTGATCCTTGATAATATCAAGAAAGTTTTTTGTATCCTTCTGTTTAGCCATTTGTTACCGTCCTATCGTAAGCCGTGTCTAATATAATTAGATCTCCCACGGTTCTTCTTCTACTATAGTTGTTAATTTTACCTCATCACGCCAAAGCGCCCGGACATTCTTAATAACTTCATCAGCATAATTAAGCTCAAGGTCTCGGCCATCGTGCTCATGTTTTAGCATTAAAACGTTTCCTGGTAACACTTCTTCTACATATATCCTTGGAATTGTACCATCTCCCACTCCCTTGATAAGGTCATTCTTGACTTTTTTCCACCCGTCAGAGTCAGAAATTTCGTCAATTGAATATCCGGCCTTCTTTTTAGAGTAAGAAAATAGGTTAAGTTCATAACAGATATCTTCATCTAAGTATTCTCGTAAGAATGAAGCATCATGACAAACTTCCCTAGCCTTAAAGCATCGCTCAATTCCAAATTTTTCTTCAATGTGCTTAAACATATAAAACCCTAAATGATAGGGGTTTACGCCACCGATGTGTGGTCTAATTACCTGATTGTGACTTTTTAGAAACGGAATATGAAACTTTTGTGGAAGTTCAAGCTGGTGCATTAAGCGATAGTGCCAAAAACTAGCCCATCCTTCATTCATAATCTTTGTTTGAATTTGAGGCATAAAATAGTATGATTCGTCCCGTACGATCTCTAATAAATCGCGCTCCCAATCCTTAAGGTGTCGGGCATGATGTATTAGAAAATTCATAATATCGAAATCTGGCTCTAGAGGAATTTTTTCAATATCAAAGTCTGCATACAGCCCATCTTCATCATTTTTGATTTTTTGTGTATATTCTTCTTTAAGTTCTTCATGTGAGGGCCGGGCAATATGAAATCGATTAATTTGGTATTTCATAGAGTGAGTGGTATCTAAAATATTTTCCACTTTCTCTATACCGATGCTGGGATCTTCAATATATTTCTGGATTCTGTTTCTGGCATTCCGAAACCTCAACGTTATCTGATCAGGTCGAGTATGCGCAAACATTCTATTATTCTTAAAGAAATCAGAGTGGCCAACGCAGTGACACATGATAAGCAGTTGTAGATATGCAGGATTTTCTCTCATGAGATATGCAATTGAAGGATTTGCATTAATGATTAGTTCATATGGCAAACCTTCAACTCCGGCATTATAAAGCTGGTGTGTTCTCTCAAAAGACTTTCCAAATGACCAGTGGCTATAATGACTAGGCAGGCCGTGGTATGCCATATTTCCGATCATCTCATAATAGTCGCATGTCTCATAGATAATAGGATGCCAGTCTAAGCCAGCTGTTTTAGCTAGCTCACAGATTTTTTCATCCCATTCCTCTAACATTTTGAAGTCCCAATCAGACACCTAATTTCCCTCCGAATAATGTCTTAAATGCTGGCCATATATCACTGTTTTTTTGAATCTTTACTATTTTGAAGTTTGGTCGCTCGAGAGGTGCGTATACACCCGCTAACGTTTGTTCATCGTCCCGAATCCATCGTACGGTATCTTCCTCTGGAACAATCTGGCTATAGCAATACATTTGGCTTAAGTCTCGTATACGTTCAGAGAGGTATATAGATTTTTCCATATCACTCGGCCAGTTATCTCCATCAGAACAATGAAATGCATATATGTTCCATGACTCCGGATTATAGCGCTTTTCTACAACATCGAGTACCATCTCAAGTGCAGATGAGACTATAGTACCTCCACCCTGACCACGGGTAAAAAACTGCTGCTCATTCACTTCATACGCATGCGTGTCATGAGCAATAAAAACTAAATCAACACTTTCATATCTGTACCTAATAAACTGATACAGCAAAAAGAAAAAGCTCCGCGCCAGAAATTTCTTTTGTTGGCCCATTGATCCGGATATATCCATCACAAAAAAGATTACGGCGCTGCTGGTCTCTTTGGTAACTGGCTTAATATGGCGATATCTAAGGTCATTTTTATGAAATGGAAATCTTTCATCTTCATCTTCATTGTGTGTGCCGACTCTCTTTGCCGCTGCTTTTCTTTTAAGCTTCTTTTTAATCGACTGCTTCTTGTCTAACCTCGGCCGAATGCCATCACTTCGGTAACCATGGCGTTGCATTTTCTTTTCTAAAATTTTCTGAATGTGTTTACGCTCTAGATCTGGTAGCTCTAAAGAATCGAATAGATATGCAGCCAGCTCGTCTAACGTTATTTCAACGTCATAATATTCAACGCCTTGTTCGGATCCTGCTTTTTGTCCTTGGCCAGGCTGGGGCTTGTTAGTTCCAATCTGCTGTCCCCGGCCAATATTTTTTCCTTGAGCATTCCCTACACGTTTATTCTTTGGGTTCTCACCATAAACAAATCGATATTCTTTAATCCCCCGCACGGGTATGCGAATCTTCTTTTTACCATCCTGGCCTATTATGCTTTCATCAGCAACAATATGGTGTACGCCTTCACGGATAGCTTTTTCGATTTTTTGCTTATGCCGACGCCGGTCGGATGCGGAACGATCTGCAGACGTTTTATGTTCTTTGAAAATAGACATGACTATACTAAATATTGCACAATACAGAGGGTTTGTTTAGTATAGTGAATTCAACTTAAATAATTTTCAATCTTTGAACGTACTTCTGCCTGTGTAACGGCAGGATTTTCATACCATAACTCTTGTTGGAGCTTAATAATTTCTCCAATTTGTGGGCCCGGCTTAAGTTCAAAGGTCTTAAGCAAGTCTCCTCCGGAAAAAAATAATGTAGGCTCGACTCCCAAGAATTCACTTAGAGCCTCGGCATCACGTTTTGAAGGTAGGTCATCAATTACATCTAAGACATAGTCTCCACCACCGCTAGCGTACACGGGAAGGGATGATTTAAGGATATTCTTGTTTGAAGGATCCTGAATCATCTGATTTCGAAAGTTTGCTAATGTCATAATTTGCTTAGCTTCTTCATTTGAAAATCGTAACTGCTTAGCGCTACTCATTGCCTGATCATTTGTTAATGAAAGTAATTTAGCCATGTTGGTAATGAGATCAGATCCAGTAAACCTTAAATTAGTTAACTGATTTTCTTTACCTACTAGCTCTGGTACGACATAGCGAATTAGATCATGATCAACCAACAACTCCATTCCCTTTTCTGGATTAGCTCCTGTTAAGATCTTTCCTAGCTCATCTCGTATTCTTTCTTTAGATATAATCTTGAGCCGATCGGCATTATTAACCATGGCCGCCGCTAACTCTTCCGTCATATGAAAATCATAACGACTAGTAAATCTAACTGCGCGCAAGATCCTTAGGGGATCATCATCAAACGTCTCATTAGGATCCATCGGTGTACGTACGGTACCATCTTTAATATCTTGTAAGCCCTTACCTGTAAGGTCGAGTACCTCACCGGTGGTAAGATCTTTAAGTAATGAGTTGATTGTTAGGTCTCTTCTCATTACATCTTGTTCAATTGTTCCGAAAGATGTAGAAGGTTTTCTAGATTCCGGATCATATTTTTCTGCACGGGTTTGAACCATTTCGATTTCTACTCCGGACAGATCAACTCCATTGTGCTCAACCCCATCCATGGATAACATTGCAGTACCAAATCGCTCGAATATTGTCGGCCGATGTTTCGTGCGTGCACGTTGTGATAACCACTCAGCTAACTTTATTCCACCATCTTTAAGTGCAACGACAATATCAATATCATGGCTAGTCTTTCCCATGATTTCATCTCGAACCGCTCCACCGGCCAGGTATACCTTTCCTCTAAATTGTGAGCTGGATGAAATTAGATTAGAGATTAAATCTAGCGCTGCATTAGATTGTTCATCGGTAAGGTCTCCGCTACCTTCTTTTAGAATAACCTGAATATAGTTTCTAAGGACACTGGTTTTCATTTTCTACAATCTCCTGGGCCCACCTAATACATGGCTTAAGAAAGTCATATGTATTTTCTTCAAGATAATTCCAATCTACCCAGCTAGCCTCAACATGTTCAACAATATGAGTATGAGGATTCGCAGAAATTGTAGGTTCTTCTGTGGTTTGTGCTATGTAGCATGTCATATCGCCATTGACCACGTGGCCCAAACCCCACGTGAAATCCAGCTTTGTAATACCGGCTTCTTCTTCTGTTTCTCTTAGGGCAGCTTCAAGAGGAAATTCATTATCATCGATTGCCCCCTTAGGAATGTCCAGAATACCTCCCGGCGTTTTTAGGGCAAGAACCTTCCACCCTGTAGTGAATCTCTGTACGACTATAATTCCTGCCCCTGGCTTAGAGGGTGTCTGGGCTATTACCATTTGTATGAACTCTCGTATTAATCTGTTTTTTTGCCTGGACACTCGGCACTTTCCTCATCATTAATTATTACCCGCACAACTTCTCGTAAAGCCTCAGTTACTATAGTATTGCTAACCGCATGTTTTAAAGCATCCCAGTGCTCCAAGGAAACTCCGGGTGGTACTCCGTTAGCAGCTTGTTCTAATGATGTAATTGCTGTTTCATATTTTTTTGCCTGTTTCTCGCTGGGACTGCTAGTCAAATTATGTAACATATCTGCCAGCTTGATTTTAAGCGCATCTGGGTTCGTCAATAGATCAAGCACATAGTCACCATACTCAACATCTTTTACGTGTGTTAACGCATAGACTATTGAGAGTACCTTCATTCCTTCACCTGGATTGCCATATGATGATTTTATTGTGTCGACTAGTTCCTGCTCATCACGAAAATTTCCATTCTCAACCGCATCTTCAAGCGTATCATGTAAAAGAGCGGCTGTACAAAGTAGCCGCTCCCCGGGATAATACTTGCTAATTATGTTTGCCACAGCAATTGGGTGCTCTATGTATGGCTCACCACTGCGCCTCATTTGACCGGTATGAGCTAGCTCGGCTGTCGATAAAATTGCTTCTGCATCATTGCCACCACAAACTTCCATTATGTAGTTTTTAAGCGCTAACTTAGACGGTGACATAGTACTATTCCTCAAACAATCATATCTTAAGTATCTTTTTAAGAAGTGTAATTACTTTTTTGCAACACAAAATGATTCTTTTAGAATTCTAGATATTGTCTTCCGTAATAATGACTCAGCTTGTACATGGTGAGACTGGAATGTGATGTCGGGATATTGATCAGCGACTAGGGTGCGTAAAGCATTAATGTTTGCTATCGAATCCTCATATACAATCACTTCATCAAAATTTCCAGTTGATAATTTTTGATCTACAAACCTTACTTTGGCGGCTGGGTTCGAGTCTTGTACACCTACAATCTCTATATCCGCTGATAAGCCGCTATCGACAAGAAACTTTCGCATCGGCCCGGCCTCACCACGTGCACTAAGGACCACAACGGACCCGACACCGAATGAGGCTATAGCCCTCTGCATAGCCTTAAAAGTTTTTTGGATTAACTGCCCGTCGGGCGGGTAGGTGTCAAACTCGGTAAAGTCAAATTCATCACCAGGCTTTTCAACATATGTTGCAAATTCATGACTTTCAAGTGATTCTTCCGTACCGTCAGCATGTGTTACATGTACAGCAGCCCCGGAGAAAACCAGGGTATCGTCAAAGTCAAATATATAAAGTGGACTACTCATATCAAACTATAAATAGGATCTTAGAGCTCACATTGTCGTGATTTGTATCTCCTTCTAGAATAATTCTCTAATTTCCAACCGCCCTTATTGTAGGCTAGCCTTAAACCCAGCCGGGAAAAAAGAGCGGTTACGACTATAAAAACGATCCCAGTCAGCATCTAAGATATACGTCACAGCATAATCGTCATGACTTCTTACACTTCTACCGACTGCCTGTACAATCGTTTTAGCCGTTTGAAGTGGATACCACCACTTCCATTTATTCATTCTCTTTCGAATGAGTTTATCTCCTAAGTATGGATAAGGCACCTTACACAGAATCTGAAATCGACTATTTTCCCCAAACAGATCAACACCCTCAGTCATTGAAGGAGAAAGTAGTACAGTAGGCGTTTTAGATCTAAGGTGCTTCTGAAAAATCTCCTCACGATTATCAGAGTTGTGGATCAATAGCCTTTTATCACGTACATTATATTTGAGGTACTTTGCGATCTTAAATGTGTGACAATGGATAATCCCCTTTTCATCCTTATGTTGTTCAAGAATAGCCTTGACGGCTTCTGCTAATTTCGGAAGCGTCTTATCGATTTCTGCTGCAGACATTTTTCCAATATTGGCTGGAAAAACCGGCCGGTTCTCAACAGGGAATGGAGATGGCATTGAAATAAATCCAACTTGATCTCTATCTAGGCCGAGCATTTCACAAAGGGCATCCGGATCCAGGATAGTTGCAGACATCATAATGATCTTTTCGCCCATCTGAAACAGCATATCTTCTGCGTAATACGAAACATCAATCGGCTTGAATTCAATCTTCTGGCCGCTTCGGCCGTCAGCAGGAACGACATTAAAAACCCAATTGTCTTTATCATAGATTTCTAGGAACCTATTAATCTTGCACATATGCTTGTCTAAGAGGTCGTATTGTTTGGCTAGGTTGGCAAACTCCTTAAGTTTCTCTCGAAGGCCCTGGTACTTATCAAGCATGCTCTCAACATGCTTAGTATATGACTTTAGCTTCGGCGCATACGTGTCACGAATCCAAACGATCGCTTGAAGCTGTGAAGCCAATACCGGTATATCAAGCTTAAGCATACGCTTAGCAAATCGTTCCGTAACGGTAACTTCAATAAATTTACTCAACTCGGTTGGGACGTTATGAGCCTCATCGACAACCAGTAATTGTCTTGGTTTGATCTTACCAGAGTACTGCGTCTCAGCAAGGAAATAAGGAAAGTTAGTAACACTCTCTGGTGATTCTAGAAATCCTTCTTTTGCTTTCTTATAGCTACAGTCAAATACACACTTTTTCCAAAATGCAGATCCCTTTTCAGCAACCTTAAGTGCACGCAAGCTTTCAGCACATGTGCTTTGCTTATTGAACTCACACTGATAGTTTGATGAAGACTTAACTGACTTCATATTTCCAGGACAACCAAAATCTTTAACATATTGCTCTTGTAAGATCTTTTGCGTTGTAAGGAAGTATGAACCCTTTTTATATTCTACTTCAAGCGTCTGTGGTAGTGTATCTTTAAGATATCGACCGACTGTAAGACCAATGGCGGATTTTCCGACACCGGTACCGGCTTCAATAATGACAATCTTTTTATTCTGTTTTAAGAAGCAATCTAAAGCAAAGTTAATTGCTTCGACTTGACATTCTCTTGGTACATCATATGGAAAGTACTTCTCAAAATCGTACATGTCACCCTCATGAGCTAAATTCATATGTACAATAATACACTAAACTGTACATAATTTTCAAGTCATTTCGTAAGGTTCATTCGAAACATGCAGATTTAATTCCGCGCGAAATATTCTCTTACGCAAGGAGCTGGTCGAGTATGTATGATCACGAGAATTGAAATAATGTTCGATAGGAAGATCCCAACCGGTGAATTTCTTCCCCTCCCAGTCGGCGCCAAGGATACGCACATCAGGCTTAAGCTGCTCAAGTAGATTAAAAAGATCTTCCTCCGTCTCGTATAGTACTATTTCATCAACGTACTTTATCGCGCGGACCATCAAAATTCTTTCTTGATAATCTTGGACCGGTTTATTTTTTTCCGACCGATCAATTGAAGGATCTGATTGTACTCCTACAACTAGATAATCACACGCAGCCTTTGCTTCTTCTAGCATTAGGGCATGCCCTGTATGCAGGATATCAAATGCGCCACATGTGAAGCCCACCTTGAGATCCATTTGCTTTCTCTTTTCAATTAGAGTAGAGTTATTGAAAACGCTATCTCCGATTGTGACGTTATCACCAATTTTTACTGTCATATTATATCCTCACGGGCTGGGGCGGGTGGATTCGAACCACCAACCGCTCGGGTAACAACCGAGTGCACTGCCAGTTATGCTACACCCCATTCCCGCTTTGTCAACTATGGAGCCATCGAGAGGACTTGAACCTCCGACCGGCTGATTACAAATCAGCTGCTCTACCAACTGAGCTACGATGGCGTGATAAATTATCAACGCCGGCCTATAAAAAGTCTATTGAGTTCCATTAGCTTTTCCTCACCAGATTCTGTTAGAGAGATCCAGTGGCTATAGGGAGGACGATCATCATCTTCAAGCATTACATACTTTCTTTGTAGGAGCTCTTGTACAACTGGCATTTCCTTCGTTGTGAAATTGCCGGAATTTCTTCTACGGTTATGTGATGCTGCAATTGAAACTAAAACGGGGCGTAGTTGTTCATTATTCATAGTATTATCCTCATCCCATGTAATGGATTAATAGATTGTATGATTAGATCAAGGATTGTACATTGCTTTCATGGCGCCTTTTTTGCTGAATTGCTATTCGTCCAAATATTTACTAATATACACCGAGGCGAAAAATGAATGATGTGCCAAAAAATGAAATGATAAAGAAATATTTGAAGAGACTAACAATTGTAGTTGCTACAATTACCATAGCAGCCGCTACTGTATTTTTGACAAAAGTCAATGTAACTAGCAATGTTATTCCGAACTATACAACGGCCCAAAATCCTGTTGAGTCTTTTATATTTGTTGAACGCCAGATCATTCATATACAAAAAGCATGCCTTCCGCTAACCGATGATAATCCTTGTGCCCTGTATGATGAGGATGAGGATGGAAGAATCGATCCGGATCCCACACCCACTTCGCGAGTAGCATCGAGTTCCGGATCCTTGATAGGTCACAATGCACAGCTTAATGAGTCTTATATTTTAACAGCATATCATGTCTGCGCCGACTTAGAGGGCACTAAGTTTTTAGGTGCAATGATTGACATTAAAAAAGAAAAAGAGGGAGTTGATATTCCTCCTCATGTCCTAATACTGGAAGTTGGTAATCGACATACCGTCACTGATTACCGCGGCCGTCGATATCGGGCTGAGTTTCTACGGGGTGATCCGGATAATGATGTTTGTATACTAAAGGCAACGCACATTCCAGATGTCACGCCAATAAAGGTAGCTGACGCACCAGCACCTCTCAACTCAAAGGTATATAATATTGCCAGCCCTAGGGCTCTGAGCGTTCCAGGTGCCGTTATAACGTTTGAAGGGTATATTACCGGCCTTAGACCAAATGGGTTTCATATGTTTTCATTTCCTGTGGGACCCGGGTCATCAGGTTCACCGGTCTTAAATGAATACGGTGAAATAGTTTCTATCGTTTCTCACGGATATCCATGGGCAATCCACCCTCGTATGGGATGGGAAGCCAATATTGCCGGTGGACCTCGGTTTAAGGCAATTAAAGATCTAGTAAAACCCTATCAGATACAATGATCGCTAACGATACAGCGCAGACCTTGAACGGTTTTTCTTTTTGATCTGTTGCTCTGTTGGTTCATCAATAATCTTCTCAAACATAGCCAGCCGATGCTGTCCAGCCATTTCACATGCAAATGAAAAACATGGTTCACCGCTATTATCGTTAAGGTGGATTTGAGTTATCTTTCCGTAACTAAGCTTTTCGTCTGGATATCTGAGGCACATAACCTTGTCTCCGACCTTATAGCCGGCGTGTTCCTGTGGGCCAATTGGTTCGGAGACTATTTTCTTTTTCTTTCTAGCCATTTATAGATTGTATAGCAAGACAATATAAATTTACATTATTTTTGTGTTGCGAGATAAGCCCGATGGATAATATCAGCTTTTTCTCTAGCATACGCGTCTGCATCTAGCTCGGATGGAAACCTTCGTTCTGGTTCAGATAACGTTGGATCAAATTCGCACTCAATTGAAACTACATATCCACCATTACTAGCATCCATGTAGGTATTGATATCGACCTCAGGATAATCTTCATATGAATAAGGCTCATTATTTCTGGTCGCAACATTATGCTGCCAGGTATTGATTATTTCTTCTCTTATTATTTTTCGTAATAAAGATAGTTTCATGATCGTAACTTTAGTCTAGCCCTATTATACACTACCCTGAATGACAATAAAGCCTGTTTAAGCTTAAGGGCATTATGCTTATCTCCAGCTTCATCTAGAACCTGTACCATATCTGCAACATTCTGTTCTGTACCTGCACCGGCCTTATCAAGTTTATCTCTAAGCAATCGCTTTTGCGATATCGTAAGGCTCTTGTTTGGCACAGGTAATCTCCCATTACCAATAAGTAGGTAAGAAAATTATAGTCTAATACATAATCAAAAAAAAGGGCCCCGGTTGGGGCCCTTGCAACGTCTAAAGTATTAGCGGTGAATAATAGTGTGGCTAATGCCTAGTCGACGTTGACAGTTACTGATGGCGTGCCCTCTGCTAACGCTGGGACAACGATCGAAAGAATACCGGCATCATAGCGCGCCGAAATACCATCTGCTGTTACACCCTTAGGGAGGCTCCATGACCGACTAAAGCCAGAGTAGGAATATTCCCTAGTAGTATAAGTGACAGAGTCCTCACTCATTTCGACAGTAGAAGAAATAGTAAGAGTATTGTTCTCAACGGTGATGTTAAAGTCATCGCGGCTATAACCAGGTGCTGCAAGCTGGATGGTATATGCATCATCCGCCTTGCTTACATTTGCTCGAGGTACAGAATAAAAAGAGTCTTCGGCACGTGCGGTGCGGAGAGGTGTGTTAAAAAATGCGTCAATCAATGTCTCGAAATCTCCAGAAATTGGATTGGAAAGATTGAATCGACTAATTGGAAAAATAGTGCTCATCTAAAATGCTCCTTAATAAGTGGTGTGATCACCTACAATGTATGTTGCTTAAGGGTAAATATAAGCATTGTCTTATTAATGTACATGTTGAAGTCAAAATTATTTATTAATCTCGAATATAGCTTACCCAAGCATATCTTTTTCTTTTTTCAAGATATGTAAACTTTCTTTCATTTGAGTATGCTTCTCTTTCAAACGGAATTTCTCGATATGCCTTTTTTCCGTCGCGGTATCTAACCAGGCCGACTAAATAGAAAAGACCATAAAGAACCCACTGACCTATAAATAGAAGTTCAAGCTGTTGTTGGTAGTGTATTGTTTCATGCCTGCGAGTTGTTTTTGACATCTCACCCCGGCACCACACCCAAAAACCAAAGCTGATGGCATTAATATCAATAGGTGCTAGCTTGCTAAGCCATATTGGCACCCTACTATTCTCTATAAATTTCGGCTTCCAAAGTTTCACATTACCCTCCAAGCATTGGTACGATCGCCTTAATTATCAATACTACTACGGTTGAGCCGATAAGATAACCCATATTTGTAATTCTCTTCATGTCAGATTGTAGTACTGCAAATCCAGCTACAAGTCCCTCAGGTACTTGTGATCGAGCTTCCACAATTTGTGTATGTAGTCTATCCGCTCGTTCTTCTAGCTTCTTTACATCTGCCTGTATGTCGTTAATCTTCTGCTGGGCATCTCCGGCTTTCTCGCTAGCGTTCTCAGCCTTGCCATCAATTTCGACAATCTTAAGACTAACGTGCCCTACTTCTTTTTTAACATCGACGATTTCGTCTTGAAGTTTTCCGACCTGTGTATTAATGGTTTCAAGGGTGACCCCCTGTGCTGAAATCTTTGCCAAAATTTCAGAACATAATCTATTTGTATCTTCAGCCATGACTGTTCTCCTACTGTCTATTTTTTAGTTGGTAACTAAACGTACAACAACCAAACAAATTTAACGAGAACGACAGACTAACCTTCTACAGAGACGCTGGTAGCGTATCAATTATAAGTATGGAGTAAGCCTTAATATGATCTAGAGATCTAGATATTTAGGGTATTATCCACCTGGAACCCAAGGAACTCCGATGCCGTAGTT